GCTATTCGACCAAACATCCGATTAACCTCTCTAAAAGGTACACCATCTTTCCAAATTGAACCTAAGAAGCCTATCTGGGAATCGCCTGGTTTGCTTAAGAACTCCAGCTCTAGTTCGATCCCAAATATCTCTTTCATTAACTTAGCGTAAGCCTTCTCATCTATATATTGCGACGTAGAAACAATAGAGTCATCACCGCTGACTACAATGCGTAAAGTGATCCGGTTTAAATTTATACCGACGGATTTTGCATACCTATAAAAGGTTACACAATGCATAAAATACATACACATTGAGCCAATGACTGTCGTGAAACCACTACCGCTGGTGATCCCTTTCTGGCGAGAAACCATGGAAAGTGTAGGGTGGAACAAAGGTAGTGTCACAAAATAGTTGCGAAGCCAAATAAGAATTTTCCGCCTGTACGGGCTAAGAGGAACTAAATTTTCAAAGATTTTAAAACAAGCTATAATAACTAAGCTCGGGACTGAATTATCAAATCCTTTAACGTCAAAAGACATATTGTAAAACCCTTTCAAACTCAATACCTTATCGCTGATCTGCTGCTGTGTCCTCCCTATTGCAAAATCTGAGTCCGGGGATTGTATCATGGTCTTAAAGAGCACGTTATAATATGTTTCTATAACGACAACAATATAGTTGACAGCGAACACAAGCCTTGTTTTAAGTCCTTTGCCTGTGATTTGATTTCGCATAAATGCGGCTGAGAAATAGTGCGTATCAAGTAGATCATCCTCAAATCTAAATGTACCTTCATAAAACCGCATAAGTATGTAAACGATCTCTGCTTTAAGCTCTCTTTTCTTAACAAATGGTATGGGTAAACCTGCAGATGCTTTAAAGTTAACTTGCTCGTATATGGAGCGGAGATCTGGTATTTCTGCTGCGTCTAAGTTCACAACATCGGCGACCATCTTACGAACCGTAAAGTCTAACTCACTCTGAGAAAAGTTACAATAGCTAAACTTCGAAAATTTTTGGACTGAAGAGTCAATTGATTCTAAAAAGCTGGCCTTAGTATTTTTGATCTGATCATTCACCTTCAAGAAAAAGGTTGTATCGAATAATTTCGACCGTTTTAAATAACCAACCATGCCTTTCAACTCTACAAATGGATAATGCCTTGAAAAATAAGTCTGGATCTGAGGATCGTCCAGTAATTTCCTAAAACCTGAAGTTTTAAGTGCAAAATTTGGAATTACTCTTTTACTAATTGAAAAGATATTAGACTTATTGATAATACTATCAATACGGGTCGTACCGTCGAAAACCGATCTTAACCTTTGTGTGCTAGGCTGTGAGCTACTAGGATAGGAATAAAATCTTACTTGTGAAAAACTAAAAGATACTAATTGTTGCTGATATGTTAAAG